ATTAGTAACATTGCTGTAGATAACGTCGCCGTTAGCTTTTGCTTGGATCTGCTTGTGGATTTCAATAGCACCACGTTCACCGGTAATGATATGGAGGTGACGATCACCACGGCCAATCTTACCGATAGACATATCAAGGGCTACTTCCATCAAGTAGTCAAGATCAAAGGTATTGTACAAGTGACGGTTAGCTGGAGCAATTTGCTCGAAGAAACCTGAACCAGCACCAATCTCAAAGCCGTTAAGATCGTCTGAGTTCAAGTAACCTGAATCTACAGTCCAGTTTTTCTTACCGTAAAGAGCTGCACGAGCCATCAACTCTTCTGATTGGTACATTACCACGAGGTCAATGTAGTTAATCCAAACAGATTCAGTTTGGCCACGGTACATGAATGGGAATTCAAGAGGCTCATTGCTACCTTTTTCAATGCTTGAACCGGGAACTTTGTATTGCATTCTGCACATAGACAGACGGTTCTGCATTTTGAAAGGAGAAGTAAAGTAAGGCTCTGCACCTTCGTAAGAAAGAGTACCAGGTACAAGATCGTAGAACTTAGAGAAACGATCTCCTGCAGAAATATCAGTGCCATAAACAAATGAAATTTCTAAGTCGTCGTTTACCAGCTCCACTTCATACTTGTAACGACCTTCTTCTTCGTGTACCTCTTTTACCAACCAGTGGTAGTCGTCGGTTTCTCCTTTAAGAACGTTAGTACGCTCAAACAAAGGCTCGTCGAATACAAGCATGATTCTTTGGCGGTTAGCACCATAAGCAGCGCCTACAGTAAGAGCAGTTCCATCCATATCTTCAGCTTGAACGAGAGGAAGGTTTTTGTCTTCCTGACCTTTAAGCATCCACTGGTAGAAACCATTTTCAAGTTCTACTTCCATTTCTGGGAAGCGGTTAACGAAGTTTACCATTGAACCTTGGAGGTTCATTTGGTAGATTTGCTGAATAGCCTTGTCAAGGAGTTGTGGTCTCTGCTGGTACAACTCGTAGAAGTGGTTATCAGCAATCAGACCTTTAAAGTCCTTAGGACGATAAAGTTGAGTGTTGAATAGTTTTTGCATTACTACAAATTTTAATTATTGATTATTGATTATCTCCAAACGCATCTTCCCAGAATGAAAGGTTCAGCTTTGTACCAGCAGAACTTTTTTGACCAGGTATGGACGTCTGTTGTTGTTCCCTAATTAGTTCGTCAAGCTTACGCTTTACTTGTTTCTCAGTCAATTTTACAAGTTTACTCATGTCAGGTTTGAAGTTTCCTTTTTTGTCAATTTCAAACAGACCGAGAGTATTATAGAATTGAATGAGTTGTTCAAATCCAGATGGATTAGAATATTGTTTATAGCCTAGCTCTGTAAATTGAGCACCTGTTTCAGGGTCAGTATAGGCTATCTCAGACATAGATTTTTTTATAGCTGACTTATGTTTAGTAGTCAATTCTATGCCTGGTATAATTTCTTCCAAAGAATCTATTGAAGATAAGAGAGACTCAAACTCTTCTACTTGTTTCTTTTGAAGTCTTTCTTCTCTTTGTAACTTTTCAGCTCTTTTATAGTCTACAAATTCTTTAGCAGATCTCTTAAGCTGAGGAAGAGCTGCATTTGCTTTTTCGGCCAATTTAGCAAGAGCTGTAGACTCTTCAATAGACTCTGCAATCTCTTTGTCACTAAGACCTTTAAGCTTTAAGTAGCGAGATAGAATATCTTTTTGAAGATCTTCTCTAGTGGAAAGAACCTCAGGAGTTACTCTGTCAAAGTAGTCAATATCTCTTGCTACTTTCATAGCTAAAAGTTCATCGTCAAAAGCATCTTCAATTTCTAAGAAAAGCTTTTTAGCTCCGGAGAAGTTTTGTACAAATCCGTTTACGTTTTCCTCTAATCTAGTGTTGATAGTTCTATCAAACAAATTAGCTAGGTCGTCTGCGGATTCAACTACTACATCATCGTCGACTTCTAAAATTCCCTTATCTACAAGCTCTTTTACTAAAGCTGAATAAAGGGAATTATTATCTTCTTCAGGAGTAGTTGGAGTAATAGGCTTGTCAAGGAACGTTTCTTCGTCAGAATCCGGAAGGTTTATAATTCCAGGACTAGGAGAAGGTGTTGGGGTATCGTCCTCTGTTGTCTGGGTGTTTTGTTGCGGAGTATTTGGTGTTATTAACTGTACTCCTTCAAATTGGTTTTTAGACATTGCTCTATAGTTTCGTTTACAAAATTAATATACTGAACACAATTTCTCTAATGGTGTTTCACTTTTTTTCTCAAGGCCTATGGTTTTTTTACGTTGTTTTAGGAGGAGTGTTTTGTTGAGAACGCTTTAATTCTTCATTTGCTCTGTTACTTCTTTCTTTTTCATTGAGCTTTCTTTCCTCTATTTCTAGTTTTTTAGCATCTAGAATCCCTTTTTGTCTAGCAGTTTCTACTTCTAGCAAATCAGGCACCCCATCTCTATCAGAATCTCCTCGATATGTCATAGCCATGGCTCTAATTTCAGCAATTCTTTCTTGAGACTCTCTGTCTTTTTGTTTCTCTGTAGCTTCAAATTCTCGCTTAGCTTGATTATCCTGAAGTTCCATTTGCTTCATTTGCTGAGCAGCTTGACGGTCTTGCTCCTGGGATTCTTTTTGTTGTTGAGCAAGACGTTCAGAAGAATCTTTAAGTTTTCTAGCAATTGATTGAGAAGAGTTTGTAGTGTAGATAGAAATAAGGTCTGATATCTGAGCATTGCCATTTTGAATAGCAGCCTGTGCTAACTGGCGGAGGTCATTGAATAGTTGAGTATCTGAGTTAGAGTCAGAGATATGAAGGTCAAATTCTGTTTCTGAAAACTCTGTATACTGTTGTACAAATTGTTGGCCTAAGTCATCTAATAAGAAAGATCCTCTTTGTGGGTTATCCTTATAAGCTATTTTACAAGCTTCAAGGAATTTAGATAACGCAAGTCTTCTAAACTCAGAATCTAATTGGAACCAACGTTCCGTGATTTTAGCAAACTGACCTATTTCAGCCTGGACGTTTCTTACAGCAGCTCTAGTACCTATTTCGCCTTCTCTAGCCCCTTGTACACCTGCTATTTTACCCATTGTACCTTCTATAGCAGCTAGGTAATCAGTTAACATTTGGATGCCTGTAGTATTTGCACCCATAGATACTTCCTGAGTAATAAAGGTATTAAACGCACCTGCTGATTTACCCTGAGAAGGACCTTTGAGAATTTCTTGAGTAGGATCAAGGAACATAATTTTATCTACAGCGGTGTATTGTAACCATTCTGCAGGTTCCCATCCTGAAGGAATAAGAGAAGCATTTACAGCTGTTGCTGTTCCTTTGAAGGTAGCTATCTCAAGCTCTCTTTTCCAAAAGCCTATATCGTAAGCGTAATCAAATGGTTTGAGAAGATCCATTACAGATTGAATCTTATAACCATTTGTATTACAAGTCATGCCTATGATTGGAGGAGTACCAGATGAAAGGTTTGTCATTGACTTAGAACCGTGTTCTACTGGTTGCATTTTTACGTAAATGTCTTGGCCTATTTTAGTGCCTCTCAGCCATTCATTTACCCACATCCATTTTACAGATTCTCCTAGCTCTTCTTTAGGTTTGTAAAACTCGTTTACATAAGTAATCTGTTCATCTCCATACTCGTCTAAGTATGTCAGTTTGCCTATCTTACGTCTAGACTTCCAATAAATTGTGACTTCTCTAATTTCTCCGTTTTCATTAAAGTCTCCGCCAAATGCATATTTCTCTATTACGTTTGGAGAAATAAGTTTAATGGTATCATCTCCTGTGGTAGAAGGATCTCCTATAATCTTATCAGCATTATCTACTAAAAGAGCTAGGTCTCCTCTATTAGAAAGGTAATAATCAGATTGATAGTCTGATAAATATTGGTCTCGTCTTTCTAATTTTTTTACGTCTTCGTCTGAGAGATAATCCCAATAGTCATCTATAATTTGACCTAATGATCGGTATTGATAAATGACGATAATATCTTTTTCGTGTAGATACAGAGAAGATCCTCCTCCCATTGTAAAGACATTTCTAGGATCAATTCGCCTCATTATAGGTTTGCCTCCTAAAACGTCTATTTGGACAACCTGTTCTCCAGAAACCAGTAGATCTTCAAAGGTTCTTCTAAAAACAAAGTCAAAGTTATTCTCTTTATACTCTCTTTGTAGAATCAAGTTAGCAGTTCTTTCAGCAAGGTCTTGAAAATCATAGGTCATATAATTTTTAAGCTTCTCCGCTTCTTTCTGGATATACTGTTCGTTATCTGACTTTTGTATAATTTCCAGAGTCTTTTTAAAGAGCTCTTCTTTAAGAGCTTCTTCCTTCCGAGTGTTAGAGTCTTCGTCTTTACCTGATATATAAGCTCTAAACTCTCTACGTCTAGATATATAGTCTCCTATTAAGAGGTCTATTTTAGCGTTACCGATTCCTACGTGTTGAAATTTTGCGGGAAAACTATCTAGGTCTAACTGGGCAGGGTTAATGTACTTCTGGAAATTACGTACATCTATAATATTAGCACGTAGGTTATAATTTTCTGATTTATTCCCGTACTCCCCCCGGTAGTATTCATTACTACCTACTAGTCCTTCTGCAAAGTCTATACATTTCTTGTACCATTTATCGGTTTTCTTGTCGTCTGATACCTTTTGGTTAGGAAAGTTATAGCCAGTGTATTTAATATTCTGATCTATATCTCCAGTGTAGTTCTTTGCCATTGTAGTTTATCTTAAATTGCAAAATTAATCAAAAAAAGATTGTTTTCTTGGAGTTACGTTACGTTTAGCAAAGTAACTGTTTTCTAAGAAGGTCATTTGTTTCTCCGTAGTCTCCTTTTTAACCTTATGCATAGTCTCATCGTACCAGAACAGCATAATGAGTGCAGATATTCTATCGAAGTTCCCTTTTGGGTTCCATCTTATTAGTTCTTTTAAGATGGCTGGAGACAGAATAGTAGTTAGCATCAAGTTATCATTGGAGTTAGATATAGTAGACATTAGCCAAGAGTTAATGTAGTCTATACCAGTATCATTAATTCTACCCGAGTTATAGATACCTTTAGAAGTATTGGTACCGGGCTTGTAAGTGTCTGAGTTTCTAAGCTGATATGGTGTATCCGCTAATAGGTAGGTACAGTTATTCTGGACGAAGTAGTTAAACAGGCCTATGAAGTTTTGCTCGTACATACCAGTTGCTTTATAGTAAAGCAGTAATCTTCTACATACCTCGTAGAAGAATTTAGGATCATCAGTACGGCCTGTATATTCTGCAACTATGGTACGAGTAATACGGTCAAAGACTATAATAGAAGGTAAGGACGTAGTTGTTGCCTTTGCTTTATCTACTACGTCAATGCCTGCAATATAACGATGAGTTTCAATATTACCGTTTTCGTCTGTTTTGGGTTTCTGAAAGATTTCTACTAAGCCTCGTTTATCTTCAGAAGAATCGAGAGGGTATGATCTAATTGGTAGTTTATCTTGGATAGTATCAAAATAAACTTCTTGCTTGTCGTTAAACTTAAGCCAGCCCTTATATGAGGCATCTAAGAATCTTTTTTTCTTTCCTCCAAGTACCTCAGATAATTGATCTTTAAGTAAGACTGTAGGGAATCTAGTACCTTCAGTTACTAAGAATGCCTCTGAGGGAAGAATAGGGTTATTGATTATATGGACTTGGTAACGAGTAAGATCTTTTTTTCTGTTTTCCCGTAGTGTATCCTCCTCCATCATAGCAGACTCTGTGTCTGTTATTAGGTTAGGGCCTTTCTTATGTTTGTTTCTAGTAGATGTAACAGGTACGAAGTATCCTATTTTTCCTCTTTGCTCAAAAGTATCGTCAAAGGATAAACAGTTGTATTGCTCTGGGTTACGGAATACATTTTCCGCAAAAAGAACAGACCCTCCTTGGGTAAAACCTCCGGTTCCAAGCATCCATATAACTTGTCGTTTGAACATCTTAGAAGCTTCAGCTCCTTCTAAGGCACCTATGGTTTCCACAAGAATATCAAAGAATCCAATTTCATCTAACATTACTAGGTTAGGACGACCTGCGTTACCTGCTAGTGGGTTATTGTGGAAGGTTCTATGATAGAGGTATGATCCGTCTACGTTTTTTAAGAATGAGCCTTCTTTTTTAGAACCTGTCCAAGATTTATAAAGAGGGCTAGGAAAGACTGAGTTCTCATATTCAAACTCTCCTGGTAAGTTGTTTAGTCCAAATAAGATTTTGTCAAGAAGTGGTCCAGACCATTTAGAATCAATTGCACCTACTACTGTATCTGAAGTTAGTGGGCGTTTGTTTTGCTTTGCTTTTAGATATTCGTCGTAGTCAATTGCTCCTCCTGTTAACCAGTTATGGGCTCCAATTCCTGCTGAAGCATAAGACTTACCTCCACCACGAGCCTGAATAGATATAAGATTCTTAGCTGAGTTTTGGTAAAGAGGTTTACCTAAGTTTGAGTTATGTATTGTCCTAAGATAAGCTCTAGCAGGTATATAAGTTTTGGTTAGGTCCTCTTCTCTTATAACTCCTAAGTTTATGTATTGGGACATCATTCCCATTTTCTCAATAGAGGCTCTTTCTGGTCCAAGAAATCTGTTGCAGGTAAATTGATAGTCATCTGTAAATCCAGAAAATCCTCTGCACTCTTCGTAAAGTAAAAAGAGTTCCCAGTCTATATCACGAAGCCAAGGTTTACCTGGTTTTTGTGCTAGAGTTCTAGGGTCTTCCACAAGAATGTTGTGGAAGTTT